AATGGCAGATCAAACATCAGAAGATTAGATCCCGCAGTGTATTAGTTACAGCGCCTATATTGTGCAGATTGTCATCACCTACACGCGCTAGCTGCATGGTGTACTCGAACTTACGTGGGGTGCCATCTTTAAAAAAGAAAGTCTTACGAATATCTAACCCCTCGATCACAAAGAAACCGTACACACGGCCGTTGCCTTCGATCAATGACCATTGCTCGCCCGTATCGCCCATATAACGCAATAAATCTAATGATTTCGCACCTCCGGTCAACTCTGGCAATAAATCACCACTGAGCGTGATTAATTCATCATCCTGCCCTATGAATTGTCGGGCAGGGCGCAAACCTACACGAGAAGTAGAAGGATGACGCCAAGCAAGTTTCTGCTGTAGCTCTTGATATGGTGCTGTATCAAGACTGAATACGAAAAAACCTAAAGCCATCATCATGATTAATTCCTGTCCTGTAACGATGATCGGCGGCTTGAAACCACTCTGCGGTTTTGTTTAGCCAGTTCTGAGGCTACGTGTTTAGCAACCGTTTTTTCATCCATACCCGGGGAAGCATGCACCGTTATCTGTGGTGCATGTGTGATGGTCGTATTGCCATTATTCCTGTTGCTCTGGATTGGAGGTTTATTTGCAATGCGCGGCTTACCGCGTGCATCAGTAGTGGATGGTCCTTGCCCGTGCGTCACGTCATAGATGAGAGATCCTAATGTGGTTTGTTTACCGTGATTAAGGCTTGTGGCGATGCTATCTAATACACCATTAAGCAACGTTCCAATCTTATAGCCAACCTCCCAAGCGCCCCATAGAAGTCCTAAAGGCCCTAAGAGTCTTGTTGCACCCATACGCAATATTGAGAATTTGTTTGTGAGATTTAGCACGCTGCCAGCCATGCCTATACCTTGTGCGCTTGCAATGCCTAAACCAAGTCTGAATAAGAGCATAGGCCCCATGATTGTGGCTATGGCCAACATCAAACCGCCCACACCTATAGTGATCACCGCTAATGCAGCTGCAGCTTTTACTAAATAACTTACTAAAATAGGGTGTTCTTTCACCCAATCGCGAGTGCTTTGCGCCATATCTCGGATAAGCGTTAGTACATCAAGCAAGGCAGGTTTAAGGCCTTGGCCAATCTCAGAGCTGAGATCACGCAAGCTATTCATCGTCATTTGGGTTTGCGCATCAAGCGTCTGGTTGCGAGTATCTGATTCGCGTTGCATAGATCCGCGCGCTTGTTCATCATTCACTAGCTTTAACTGTCTGCGATATTCGGCAAGATTGACTGCTAGCTTACTTGCGTCATCACCATATTCAACACCGAATATGCGTGTTGATGCTTCTAACTGTTTCTCTTTAGGCAGCTTACGAATGGCCTCTAATACCTCAAGAATAGTGCCTGTAGAATTTATGCTCATATTCTTTTGCAGCTTTTCTGCATCGAGATTAAGCATAGCCAAACCACCAGCATAACGTTTTGATGATGCCAAAATTGGTGCATTTGCCAAACGTGCCATCATTGCGTTGGATGCAGTAGCTGCTACCTCAGAACTAGCGCCAAGTGACAAGAATGAGCTACCGAGTGCAGCTGCATCTTTGTAACTCATGCCAACCATAGTGGCTTGGCCTGCGATACGTTTCATCACATCGATAATATCGCCGCCTTTGGATAGCGCATTGTCATCCAGCCAGTTGACGGTATCGCCTAGATCTTTCATGTTTTGAATCGGGATTTTATAAAGACCGGCTATCTGACCCATATCGTCACCGAACTGTTCGACAGGGAGATCAAAAGCAGCTGCCATGATTGCCGCTGTTTCTGTGAATGCCAACAAATCAGCTTTACCTTGCACACCCATACGTGCAGCGCCTTCGGTGATCTTGGCAATCTCATTCGCTGTTAATGGCAAGCGCTCTGACATCTGTTTGATCGCTTCACCCATCTCATAATAGAGCGGTGTTAGCTTACCGTTGTTGTCTTTTGCTCCCTGTACTTGTCGAGCAACGCCAAGCATCGCTGTTTCAAAATCAGCATAATCTTTGGCCAACTTCAGTACTGGATAACCGACAGCAGCACCAGCTGCTGTTGTAGTTGCGCCAGCACCAGCTATTTTATTGCGTATGTCTAAACCTTTTTGATAACGCTCTTGTGCAGCTCGGGTACGTTGCACGACTTTAGATTGCTGCTCTAATAGCTGTGTTTGACGCTTTATCTCACCTGCAGCAGCATATGTCTTGAGCTTTAATACATCTTGAGTGTGAGCCAGATTATTCACGGCCGTATTCGCGTTATTGAGCGCCACACGTTCACGATATAGAGATTGTTCAAGGGTATTTGACTTGCGCTCTAGATCTGCAACTTCACGCGTAGCTTTACGCAAACTATCAGACATGGCTTTAGTGGGAACGCCTGATTTTTCAATCTCTGTAGAGATATCGCTGACTTTTTTACGCGCTGTGGTCAGCTGATTATTCGTGATGGCCAGATCCTTGCTCATGCGCTGAAACCCGCTGGCGTTGTTTTGCACCTGGTTTAATTGTTTGAGTTGGTCCTTTGCGGCTTTAAGTGTTTTTGCAACACCGCCGCCAGCTTTATCGATGGCCTTGAGATGAGGGGCTGCATTGCCGATGGCATTCAGTATCACTTCAAGTTTTAATTGTTCTGCCATTGAAAACCCTTTTTAATCATCCGAATCAGCATTACCACTTCTTGCTCTTGCTCGATCCTGCCAATCTAATAATTCTTCAATCTCCATCTTATCCATGACATCGGGTGACCAATTAAAGATCACCGCTATATCTGCCATGGGTTCTTCTATTCGATCTGGGAGATCTGGGATAGCTGTGGCCTCATCGCCCGGGGTAACAAAAAACTGGCCACCGCAGTGCCTAGTTGAAATAAATCAGCAGGATCTAGAGCTGCCACTTCTTGGGGTAGCAATGAAGGCTCAGAGATACGTGGTAGAACACGCTCCAATGCTGCTACATCCATCTGCAATAGATCAGTGAGGCTAGCACCACGTAAAGCACCTGAGTTAGGTTTGCGCAAGATGATCTCTTTTATTTCATCCTTGCCACGTTTGATTGGTGTGTCGAGGGTGATGATGTTTTGTAAATCTTGTTCCATGGTGCTGTCTCCGGTTTAAAAAATCATAAAAAAACCAAGGCATCATTTGGCGGCCTTGGTTGTAATTGGGCAATTTTGAAGTGCGTATCGCCGTTAGCGCCTCATCTTCCCTATCGGGTGGTGTATTCTACAAACCCATCGCTTGACGCTGCGCAGCTAACTGATCAACGCCATTCACGATAAAGATGAAGTTCAATAGATCGATCTCGATCACATCTTGATTGTCGACAGAGAGCTTGTAATAGCTCAATGAAGACTTGATCTTGGTATCGCCACCTTCAGCTGTCTTTTGCTCACCCATATCGAGTTCAGCGTGTCGACCACGGACAACGACTTGCACTGCTTGTACTGCGCAATTGATATCTTCCTGATAGGCACCATTGAAACGCAGCAGGATGCCAGCAGCACCAACATTACCGTATTGCTTCATTACATCAAGGTTGAAACCAGCAGCCACCCATTCCATATCCAACTTCTCTTGCCCAAGATCGATATCGACTTCGCCATCCATACCACCACCACGATAGGCTTCCATCTTGCGAGCCAGTTTAGGCAACGTGACAGATGGCACTAGGCCTTGAAAGCTGTTTGCGTCGTTAAATAAATTGAAGTTCTTAAGTTTTCTTGGCAAGGCCATAATTCAAGGTTCCTTATTGAGCTGCGATGCTTGTTGCGAAATCAGCCAGATAGCGATCAGTGATGCGCTGACGGAATTGCAAGTTCTCAAGAGGTGGCACAGGTGTGTAGTCGTAGTCGATATACAACTTGCCATCTTTCAGCGTGTTTTCAGTATTGATCGATGGGTCATACCATGCTTTGCCATCTATGATGTAACCGTTGGCTTTCAGCTCGCGCATCTTGGCATTGATGCCCTCAAGAATGTCGCGGATCAATGATGGGTTAAGTGGTTTATCAACAGCCCATAGGTGGGCTTCTGCCATCGTGTCAGAAAGCACTTGAGCAGTGCGGGTATAATTCTCGAAAGCGAATAAGGGATCATCAGAACAAGTACGTGAACCCCAAAAGCGATAACCGTCTTGGTGTATCAGGGTTGTGACATCAGCAGCATTCAAATAGCCTGCATCGGTAGCAGGATCCTGTAGATCCCAGAAAATATCTTTACTTAGGCCGATGACACCATTCACAGCTACGTTTGAGATCGTTTTGTGCCAGCCAACTTCATTATCCAGCTTTGCACGTAGCCCCAAAGCACGGGCGACAGGGGAGCTAACTGCTGATGCGTTATCTTGCCATGTCAAAAACTCTGGCCAAATCACCATAACTTCACGTTGGCCAAAACTCTCACGATAGGCAGTTGCATCTTCTTTATCTTCAGCACCATGTGCATGTACATAAGCAAAGCCACGTAATTTTTGAGCGATGGATACAAGCTCGGTGGCAACTGGCAAAGTGTCTAGATATGGAACACCTAAAATACGAGGCTGCACGCCGAGTTGTGCTTTTGCAGCTAACAGCGCCTTTAAGCCGGTATATTGACCACCTACACTAGTGCCGATGATCTTTGTATTGAGATCTGCTTCTTTAGCTTCAGCATCTTCACCGACACCATCAGCAACACGTACGACAACAACCAGCGTATTAATCTGATCGACAATGTCATCAAGGGATTTTGCAAGGGTACCAAGTGTGCCTGCATCACCAATCGCATTTTGAATGTTGGTGATCAGTATAGGTTTGTTTAATGGGAAAACTTCGGCATCAGCATCTGAGGCGGTACATACCATACCAATGATCGCAGTATTGATCGTGCGAATAGGGCGTGTGCCTTCATTGATCTCAGTAACTCTAACGCCGTGATGATAATCTACTCCAGCCATGTGTTTTCTCCAGTGTTTTAGCGATTAAGGGAAAGCATGCCGAAACTTTATAGATTAGGCGTTAATGCAATGTTCTGGTTAGAAAAACCAGAACAAGGCTAGAGTGAGCATGGTTAGATCTGCATTGAAAGAATAAAATATAGCCATCCCAATGCTATGGTGAAATGAAAAATATGGGTACAAGATGCAGCCTTTCTAAAGAACGGCGTGATGCTCTCCTGATAGTGCACTTAGAGATTGATCGCGCGGTAGGTAAGACCGAGATCGATTACCTGGTCGAAATGGGATATGTCACTAAACGTCATCCTGCAGGCTGGAAGTCGACCAGCCTAGGCAGGGATTGGATAAAGACAAATATATGGCAGCGTTAAAATAACCCGCCAGTATCTAGTGGGTCATAATTCAATATCACAATCTCACGACTTGTAGATGGATCGGCGCTGTTATTACCCAAGCTATATTTAATGCCTAGGCCTTCACCATCTATGATGGTTAACCCTGCGAACGTTCTGCGAATATCAGGATGATCATTTAGACTGACCATAACCTTGCCAGAGCAGGTTTTCATTTGCGTGGCCATCAATTCGTATTGATCATATTCAAATGGCACACCATAACCCTCTGTCATCCAATAGGGAGGGTCGCAATAGAAAAAACTATGCGCTCGATCATAGCGTTTCATGCAATCTAACCATGGCAAATTCTCTATATTGGTTCCTTGAGACATGCGCAAGTGTGCAGCTGACAGGCTTTCTTCTATCCTTAAAAGATTAATCATTGGCGATGTCGTAGCAGTACCATAATTCTGACCATCTACCTTACCGCCGAAAGCATGATGCTGCAGGTAATAGAATCGTGCTGCACGCTGAATGTCGGTGAGGGTTTCCGGCCGTGTCATCTTTTGCCACTCAAACACCTGTCTACTACTGATCGCCCACTTGAACTGGCGCACGAACTCTTCAAGGTGGTGAGTGAGAACTCGATACAAGCTGACTAGATCACTATTGATGTCATTGAGTACTTCTACATGTGATGGTTGTTTTAGGAAGTAGAGCGCTGCACCTCCGCAAAATACCTCTACGTAGCACTCATGTTGTGGAAATAGTGGGATTAATTTATCAGCTAGGCGGCGTTTTCCTCCTAGCCAAGGTATTACTGGCAGTGCTTGCATGAGAGCTTCCTTTAAAGGTCGCTCCACGGCGATCTTGTGTGGTGCTCTCGGCACTCAGGTTATTTATCGATTTGCATCGAGGGCATTTAATACTTAACTGAATATACTGGCCAGCACCTAATTTCTTACTACATTCACTACATCTAATATCCTGCATGCTTTCTCCGTGCTAAAATTCGCCCGCCTCCGTACGGGGTGGCAGGGCCTTGGCGGAGCATGCAGGAATATTGCGTGCCGAGTGGCGGTCTGGATGTTGACGCATCCAGAAAGTCGCCTTGTCTTAAACTATATGATCAAATAATCCAACTAGAAATATCATCAAAATATGCCGTGCCTGTAAAACCAGTCCAACCCAATTCGATACGACATTTTGCTGCACCAATATTAGCCCTATAAATTCTGCTACGCTGTGCCCATGCAGCTTGTGCCGCGTTTACTGTATTTACAGTGTTGGTGGCTAAAACAGTCCCATCTTCAGCAAGAAATATGCACTTAATAGTTATAGTGCCAGCTGTCAGCACAGGTACTTGCACATAGTTTCTTGTCATGATGCCAATACCCGGCTTAACTCTAAACTCCTGTGAATATGAGCCAGTTTGTGCCGCGGTACCAACAACCTTAAGCGATTTAGTACCGCCATCAGACTCATTACCTTGCATGTAGACTGTTGCATCTTGAGTGATTGTTGCCCCACCGCTTACTACTGTCCACCCAGCAGCGACAGAAGATTCAAAACTTCCGTTATGCAGCAGACTAGTCAGTTTAGATATTTTCCCCATTGCATCGCCTTGATGTGCTGTGTTGATGTTCTGCACGTTAATACGCACCAATCCAGCACCGCTAAATTTGACAAGTTCTGTGCTTTTCTTTCCATAGGACTCATAAGCAAGACCATCAATATTAAAGATTAGGCGGTCTCCAGATGTTGGGTCAATTTCAAACATAACTGGGCGGCCAGTAGCATCTTCAATGCCTGCTCCCAAACCGCCATGTGCTAATTTACCACCTGTGATATTGACAGTAGTAGCCGCGCGTCCTGCGACGTATTTAGCCTTGCCCATAGGGTTATTTGTTTTGTTTTCAAAATGACAACGATCAAGATTTAAAAGTCCACACTGGATATCAAATGCGATATCACTATACGAAAATGAAGTCCCAAAGAAATTCATTTCAGGGCCTGCTGCTGTGGAAGGGACAAATAAACTAAGTCCCGTTTTACCTGCATTCTGAGCATCAGATATTGAGCCACCTATAAAGTTAATGGACTCACCAGCGTTGCTATCCCCATAAAAATAAACTCCAGCAGCATGAGCATTTAGACTAAACACATTTCTGAACTGAGATATGTAAAAATTGGGGCCAAACATGATGTTGTTGCGGAAACCATGCACGTAGCAGTCAACCATAGGCGCATGTCCCGGATAGGATTCATTGGCACCCAGAATATCAATACCGTCAGCAAGACTTGCGTCAGTATTTGACCCGAATAACCTTAAACCTCTTATTGCGTTTGTATTTGAGCCTTCAGTATCAAAGTCTGAATATGGGTAAATTTGTTGCCCGGTAAAAGTTAATGCCTTACCGTTAACCATACTAGAGGCATTAAAATTAATCCCACTAAAATCAATCGACATATGACTTATCTTTAAGGTCAGTCCCGAGTTGATTTTAATTGCCGATATATCTCGACTAAATGTAAGACGTTTAAATTTTCCATACTCCGAAAGCGAGTTAATTGATTCTTGCAGGTTGCTGGCATCATCAGTGGTTCCATTTGCAACGACACCATATCTTTGCATTGCCTTTTCAAGCGCCTTCATGCCGTAATCGTTATTATCCTGCCAGATCATAATGAACCGCCCGCATAAACATTAACTTTAGAGCCAGCAGCATTTGCGCTGGATACCTCAATTTTTAGTGAATAGAATGAAGTTGTATCAATTATTATTGAACCTACAGTATTTACTGCTTGTTTGGTTAAGTCCCCACTTACACCAAGAATTATTCCACCGGGCGATAAGAATTCTGCAGTAGAAGATAAAATGGGAGTGAAGGGTGAATTCTTGGTTGCTTGGACACTTAATACGAATTGATCTAAATCGTGGTCTGTCACCGTCATTTGAATAAATGCCCGTTTATATCCAGCAACCAAAAGTTCTGCTACTGTGGTTAATCCTGAAAAAGGAACATTAACTTCAATATTTTCACTTTGGAAACCAGCACCGCCATTGTCATATCTTTCTGATTTTGTTGTTTGTGCCATATCAAATCCTTAACTTATTTTTTTAAGTGGTGCTAACTCAAAGGTAAAACTCACACGACCTTCATCTGTAGGTGGTTTCTTCAGCTCACGTGGGTATAATTTGAAGCCTATTTGAATGACGAAGCCATAATCAGATGATCCCCAACGGCGGACGTAGTAAAGACCTTCACAAGCCCGAGCAATAGGATTTATAGATACTGCACTCACAAATTGATAACCCTCGTACCCAAACTTATCGCGTACATCAAATTGACCAACATACTTATGTGCGCAGACTTCATCTAGATCAATACTGAATAATTGCCATGACCTCGTACCGTTATTAAATGGATTGCGGATAGCGAGCCACCACCAGCGATTTAACCATGCGTTGGTGAATATAGCGTCACGATCTAGCCAGCGGCGCTGATCATCGCCTTCGGCACCATCACGATCATTACTCCAAGCCCATGCCCATGGTGGTAATAATCGAAGGTACCAGCCGTTGGCTTTTAAGGTTCCCGGCACTTCGTAACTAAATGGCAAGGCAACTGCTACAACGACTAGCCCAATCAAAGCTAAAACTAGGCGCAGCAGAAATAGAAAAAAAGACTTAATTAGAAAATCCATGATTAGGCTTGCAGCTCTGGTAATTCTGACAATAAATCTACAAGAGTCGGGATATTACGGACACCTGTTTTTACTTTTTCAAGCTCTGCATAACAATATGTCCAGACTTCAGAGCGCCAAGTTAGCAATGCAATTGATTCAGCCTGAAATGGATTTTCTGCACCTGCATAAGAGCAAGCGGTAGTTATATTGTCATAGCCCCTAGCTTGTGCCTCGCCATCCAAATGCTTTTGGATTTCTTTTTGATATGACGCAAAACCAAGCTCAATGTCTTGTACCCACTGCTCATCGATCCAGATATAGGTATCATCAGGGCGCCGCGGTACCTTAATAGTCCCCTCTGATACAGGCGTATCTTTTGGCAATTCTCTATAGATACCTGCACCAGTGATAACAAAAATAAGCTCATCCATAAAACCTCCAAATTTACTTGTAATAAACAGCTATCGACCCAGCATCACCAAGCCCACCACCACCGACACTTGTTATCTTTACTTGAGTTAATGCAGCTGCAAGATTTTTCCAGCCTGCACCACAAGCTGATGAGGATGAATATGAAATCGTATGAGTCTCAACCCAAGAATTGATGGCCGAGTTAACAAGGGATAAATGCATTTCACCGGAGTTTGTATAGGCCGCGGAGGCCGCCCATATAATAAATCCGGTTGTGTTATTCGCACCGTTGCCGCCACCAGCTGAGGTGTAGCCAGTGCTTGATGTATATCCAGTAATTTCAAATCCAGCTGCTGTACCTAGCTGAACTAAAATATCTACGTTTGTACTTAAAGAGAAGTTTTTAAGTGCAACATATATTTCCGTAGCCCAAGCCGGAATGCCATTAAATATCCATTCCGTTCCTGAAGTGGTAGCGACTTCAGCAAGTAGAACACGTTTATTTTTTTGCAAGCTATTAGGAGTGACAGCTTTTGATGTATTAGCTCCAGCCAAAACTTCAGCATCGGTCGCAATTTGTATAATTCCTTTAACTAAAGTGCTAGCATCTGGAACGGTAGAAAGCGCTGATATTGCGGTATTTACAAATGAAGTGGTTGCTATGCTGGTATCGTTATCTCCAGGTGCAGGCGTTGGAGCTTGAGGATTTCCTGTAAAAACAGGGCTGGCTAATGGCGATTTCAATGCAAGCGCATTGGTGACTGTGGTTGCGAAATTCGGATCATCGCCAAGTGCAGCGGCCAATTCATTCAATGTATCAAGTGCACCGGGTGAGCTATCGATCAGTGCAGTAATCGCTGCGCGGACAAAGGCAGTGCTTGCTGCTTGCGTTGTGTTGGTACCAGCCGCCGCGGTTGGAACCTTGGGTGTGCCAGTGAATTCAGGGCTTTCAAGCGCTGCTCTCAATAATAATAGGTCTTTTAGCCATACCGTTCTGTTAGCAAGTTGTTTTGCTTGTCTATTGGCGATGGCATCTTCACCATCACCACCCAAGGCATCATCAGTCATCTCGATCTGATAAATGCCTTCTTCCCAATTTGCTACTTCAATCACATTTGCCATTGATTACCTCTTTAAAGTTCAACTGTTCCATAAGTGTACGTGCCGTTGTATTTGATGCTTCCGTCATAGCGCCAAGCCGCTTCTCTGTAATCAAACTTGATTAAATGGCAGCAATTTCGTCTGACGCTATTGATAGCAAGTTTCAAAGACTCTGCATTTTTGATACTGATAGGGCGCTGCAAGATGATTTTGAATGTGGCCCACATAGTTGGCCCACCATATCCACGGGTGCCGTTGTATTTCACTTTTCCGTTGTATTTGAAGTAACTGGAACGTTCGATGAGAATCGCATCATCATGGCCATTGATCGCAAGTACCCTCATGATTGCCGATGGTGTGCCTTTATGTTTGTGTATGTAGGTGGACTCGTTGATCGCAGCGCGTTTTCTTTCGATACCCCACAATGGATCCCAATCATCTACGGATAATGCCCATGCTAGCCATGGCAGCATCACGGGGGCACATGTATTTCCATTCCATAACGAAGGAATTAATGCTGGTGGATTGAATCGATCACCTGTTTTTTCAAGGTTTCGTTCTAAGGGGGTGATGTTGCGTGGTAGCAGACTCATGAACCAAGTCCAGCAAGATTTACGTTAATCTCTGTGCAATATGCAGCGTGGTGGTCATCCACTTCGATTTCATCATTAACTAGGACAGGGCCGACTACAGTCACAACTACTCGTTGCACACCTGGTCTATGAGCCGCAGCATGTAACCCTGATAATGGAACGTTCGCACCGAGTTGGTGTAATGATTGTGTATAGCTGGATAGTTGATCTTCAGCAGAAGTAATAACTAAAGAGTTATCTGGCCCTGTATAGGTATATATATCAACGTTAAGGCTGTACTCAATGATGGTCGCAGCTTGCACCTCGACTTCTTCAGATAAAGGCCTAACTGTGGTTGGATTAAGTGCAGCTTCAACTATTTCAAGTAAATCTGCATCAGGAACACCCGAGCCAACTCTTGATAATACCGTTACTAAAGAGGTGCCCGGTACCGGACTTGTGCAGCTGGCATCTTTTACTAATCCTGAAGCGCT